AGAGATTTATCTGATATGGCTGATATACAATTCACACCTGACTTTGAACCAGATAATGACAAATAAGAATTCGCCGGTCAAACTACTAAAGTACGCTTTGCCTGGCAATTGTAGGAGTACATTAAACTCAAACACAGAAAGGAGTTTAAACACTTATGTTTAAATTTTTATTTAATATGTCAAAGGAGACAAATAACATGGCAAGAGCTAAACTATCAAAAACTGAAAAGGTAAGAAATCTTTTCGCAAAAGGCAATACTGTAACTTGGAAATCACTAAGAAGCACATTTGACCTTAAATCACCAGCTAACATGGTTGGTAAATTGAGAAATGAAGGTATGATGATTTATGAAAATAAAACATCTACTGGTCATGTTGCTTACAGAGTAGGAACACCATCAAAAGCTGTTATCGCAGCTGGTCAAACTGCTTTATTTGGAACACAAGGTTACGCTGTACAAGCATAGTCTTATCAAAATTGAGGGTAGGCGCTTCGGCGCCTGCCTTTTTTAATTTAACAAAAGGTTTTTATGACAAGTGTTGATGATAGAGATAATGATAAAAGTTTTGAAAATGAACAATCTACCGTTACAATACCATTAAAAGAATACGATAAGTTAAAAGAACAAAGAAATTATATTACAGACCCTAGTTTAATCTCAGTAATAGATAAACTTGAAGAGTTGGTAAGAGCATTGAGAAAGCACATTGTTAGAAAATTTTAATGTTAGGTCTATTTTTTATAGGAATACCAGTTACAATTCTGATACTGTATATAATAATAAAGAATTTAGGATGACAAAGCAAGAGAGGTTAGTTAGAACATTGGCAGAGGCTAACAAAGATAGAAAAATGACTCGTAAGGTAGATACCTATGAGTATGAATCACTAGAAACATGTATAAAAACTGAACAAGTACCACCTAATGAAATAGCAGAGTTGTTTACTGATAAATCATTTTATGATTGGTATTCTAAACGAAATTTCATGGATAAATAATATTATCGAATATATGAAAAACTGAAGGAGAAAATTATGGCCGAACAAGCAAGACACCCACATTTAATGAATCCAGCTGCTATGAAAACTAATCAAGGCACATCTGGTATGGGACAGACAGTAGAACTAATGTCTGAAATTCTAAAAAGAGTTAATAACGCAAAAGATAAACCTAAAAAAATTCAAGTATTAAGAGAAAGTGCAACAGCACCTCTTAAACAAGTTTTAAAAGGTGCATTTGACCCAAATATTATATGGGATTTACCAGCAGGTGAACCACCGTATATGGCAAACGAAGCTCCAATTGGAACTGAACATGGTCTATTAAGAAACGAATCTAAAAGACTATGGCATTTCGTAAAAGGTGCTGATAATGAAACTAATAAAGTACAAAAAGAAAAAATGTTTATTCAAATGTTAGAGGGTTTACATCAAGACGAAGCTAAGGTCTTAATGGGAATGAAGAACAAATCATTGAATAAGATGTATAAAGGTCTTACCGAATCAGTTGTCAAAGAGGCATTTGGTTGGAATGACAAGTTTGTACGACCAGAATAGTGTATAATTCTGTCGCAGCCTCAAAAAAAGCATAAAAAGACTAAAAAAAAGCGCTAAAAAAGTGAAAAAGTGCTTGACTCGAGGTGTTTTTTAGTGTATAATGGTACCATAAATAATCGAGAAAGGATACATTATGAATAATAAATTGATAATAACGCTTTTAATTGTTAACGGTATCATATGGGGAATGTGGTTTCCGTCACAAGCAAAAGCAGATGATTATAACACGGCCGTCATAGCTCATGTTATAAAAGAAAAAGTTTCTGGTAACGGTGTAGATATGTCTGTACTAGAATCAGAAATGCAAAAGTTGGCATATAACTTTGCTTTACAGATGACAGATGTTTTAGAAAAGAACTTACCTGCTATCTTAGAAAGTTTAGCCGCTGAGTTAAGACAAAACGCAGACAGTAAATATAAGTGTTCTTTATTAGAAGACACGAAAATTGCTGATAAGGAATGTTCATAACATATGGCAAAGAAACAATCACGAAAATTTAGAGATGATGTACCGGAGATACCGTTTACATATGATTTTTATTTAGTGTATTGGGAGGATATTCAATCAGACGCTGGTTGGAAAACAATGAAAGAAATTCAAAACATGAAACCTGCTATTTGTGTATCAACTGGTTGGTTGGTCAAGAATGACAAGAAAGTACATGTATTGATGAGTGACTACAATTATGAAGAGAATGGTGACTTGGCAGATGGTGGTAACACAACAGTTATACCAACTAAAAATGTAATCAAGAAATTCAAAATTGCAGATTTATAATATAAATGAGAAAAGGAAAACTATATCATGGCACAACAAACAAAATCAAAAGAACTAGACCACTATTTAAAATCAGTTATTAGTGGCGTACCTAAACAGATAGACCACTTCATTAATAGTAATGAAAAGAAAATGACTTACTATACTGGCAATTGGTCTACAGATGTCTGTAACAACTTCACAGAAAAACAATCTGAAAAGATTTTTAAAAACATGTCGAAGTATATGGATAAACCAGAATTACAATTCTTTCAGAAGCGTAATAAGGATATCAAAATCGGTACATGGTCAGAGTACGGCGAAAACGAACCACAAACTATTACAAGTTTTGAATATATCATTATTAGGAAAGCCTAATGAAACAAAAAATCAAAACAATATTACAAACATTGATGGCTGTAACGGTCATCTTGTTTGTTTCTGGTATATGGTATGTTGTATCAGCTGAAAAGAACGAGGCGCTCCACGCAAAACAAGAACTTGAAATACAAGAAGTGGTAGAAACCTTAGAGGCAATTACCACTCACACATTACCAAACTTTGAAAGGTCAAACAATCAAACATTTATTAATAGTACAATTGCTTGTGTTGACTATATTTACAATACCACAACAGATATATTTCCTGTAAACTTAGAACTATTGGTGGCTCAGGCTGCCTTAGAGAGTGCATGGGGTAATAGTAGATTTGCCTTAGAGGGTAGAAATCTATTTGGTATTCGTACATATGATTTAAGAGAACCACATATGTTACCATCTAACAACCCTAAGAAGTGGGGTGTAAAGGTATATACGCATGAATGTGATTCAGTACAACATTATATTAATATCCTAAATAATGGTACGAACTTTGAAGAGTATAGAAAACTTAAACATGGACAAGATATTAATGACCCATTTAAATTGGTTATGACACTTGACGCCTATGCTTCTGATAAGAACTATTTTGATAAAGTAAAAAGAATTATCAAAATGCTAAGAGAAGAATATACATTAAAATCGGAGTAAAATGTTAACAATTATAATCGTATTTTTAAGTGCCATATCTATATCTGTAATAGCCGCTGGTTATTCAATTGCTGGATTAACGGCCTTATTCGCAGGTGCAGTAGTACCTATTATCGCTATGGGTAGTGCCTTAGAGGTTGGTAAATTAGTAGCCGCCTCATGGTTATATAATAACTGGCGAAACAAATTAGTACCTAAGACTATAAGAGCATACTTAACATTTGCAGTTATAGTTTTAGTTTTTATTACATCTATGGGTATCTTTGGTTTCCTATCAAAGGCACACCTAGACCAAGTACAACCGTCTGCTAGTAATAATATTAGAATAGAACTGATACAGACACAAATAGACCAACAGAATACTATTATAAAAAGGTCACAAAATACTTTAACTCTTTTAGATAAGACACTTGAAAAGTATATTGACATGGAATATGTCACAAGAGGTCTTAAAGAAAGAGAAAAACAAAAACCAGAGCGTGACGCTTTGAACTTGGCCATCTCAAATGCAATAGATGAGATGAGTAAACTTACATTAGCCAAGTCTGCTTTAGAACTACAACAAGAGAAGATTGAGGCTGAAGTAGGACCAATTAAATATATTGCAGAATTAATATATGGTGATACGGCAAAAGACCATTTTGATGAGGCTGTAAGGTGGGTAATAATAGTATTGAT